GAAATGCCTTTGATGTGGTTAGTAATGGCACTAGCTCATGTACAACCTTGGATAGAAAAAAATTGAAATGAGTTTTATAGTAGCAAACTTACCACCAGTAAAGTGTTTTGTTCGTAAAGAATTTCTGTATGACTTTGAAAAAGGTCACGGAGAACTTGTACCTTGCTGGTGGGTTTCAATAAAATCTTTAAGAGGTCAAGCGTTTCGCATTGAAGCATATTTGAATGAGTATGGTGCATTGTATGATAAATTACCACTTCATGCATTTTGTTGGAAAAATGTAACAGATGAAATGCCTTTAGATTATTTGCAATTGTGGGACTGTTTGTCTTATGACATTACAGTAATTAAAAAATCACAATTGCAATCTATGAAGTGTAAATTCAAAACTAAGTCTGGTGATTGGAGATATGGTGAATATATGTTTACTGTAGATTCTGCTCATCCAGATTTTAATATACTAGATACTGGTTTTAGTGAAGACATTGAAGACCACAAATCATATAATTTTATTAAATGTGACAATGGTCAATTTGCGGCACAGCCAAATAATAGAATGTTGGTTCTAGAACCTAGTAGTAATCCAAAACAATTGAAAGTTCCTGATTTCCGTGTAGCAACCAAGAAATGGTCTGTTGAAACAGAAAGCAAATGGGCACTTGGTGATACAAACACAGTAATGTACGAATAAGGAAAGAAATGATTAAGAAAAAAGAATCCAATTTAACAGAGACACGCAATAGTTTTAAACCATTTAACTATCCGTGGGCATATGACGCATGGTTGAAGCATGAACAATCACATTGGTTACACACCGAGGTACCAATGGCTGAAGATGTGAAAGATTGGAAAAAGAAACTATCAACAAGTGAGAAAGAGTTTTTGACCAATATCTTCCGCTTCTTCACACAAGGTGATATTGATGTGGCAGGCGGTTATGTAAAGAACTATCTACCATATTTCCCTCAACCTGAGGTTCGTATGATGTTGATGGGCTTTGCGGCTCGTGAAGCATTACACATTGCTGCCTACAGCCATTTGATTGAAACGCTTGGCCTGCCTGATACCACATACAACCAATTCATGGAGTATCAGGAGATGAAGGACAAACATGATTATGTCATGGACATTTCAGAACAGAATTCAACTAAAGAAAACACCGCAACACACATTGCCGTGTTCTCAGCCTTTACTGAAGGTATGCAATTGTTCAGCTCATTCGTTATGTTGTTAAACTTTCCTCGCACAGGCAAGATGAAGGGTATGGGTCAGATTGTTACTTGGTCTATTGTTGATGAGACAATGCATGCCGAAAACATGATGAAACTATTTAAGACATATATACAAGAGAATAATGAAATCTGGAATGATGGCCTGAAATCCAGAATCTATGCCATTGCAGAGAAGATGGTTGAATTAGAAGATAGGTTTATTGATTTGGCTTTTAGTAGTGGTGAAATGGAAGGTCTTACAGCTGATGAGTTGAAGAAGTATATTCGTTACATTGCTGACCGTAGATTGATTGGTCTTGGCATGAAAGGCATTTTCAAAGTTAAACGCAATCCACTACCATGGGTTGAAGAAATGATTAATGCACCAACTCACACCAATTTCTTTGAGAACAGGTCAACAGACTATGCCAAGGCTGCACATACAGGTACTTGGGATGAAGTTTGGGCTTAACATTATAAATTTTCATTAATTACAAAAAGGATAAAATATGAAGAAATTACTAGTTATCGCACTTATGGTGCCTTTCATTGCGTTTGCTCAAGGCAAACAAAAACCTGGTGTGACCTATGATACAGTCCTGACCAGAGTGGTTGATGGTGATACAGTTGCATTTCAAGCCAACTTTCTACCTGACCCACTAAAGAAAGAACTTAGTCTCCGTGTATTTGGTGTTGATACACCTGAGAAAGGCCATCGTGCAATGTGTCCTAGTGAAGCTGCAAGAGGTGAGGCTGCAACTGCTTTCACTAAGGCTGCCGTTAATGCTTCAACAAAGCGCCAAGTTGTCCTAATGGATTGGGACAAGTATGGTGGCCGTGTATTGGGTGATGTATTGCTTGATGGTAAGAGTTTGCGCCAAATGTTAATCACAAATGGCCATGCTCGTGAGTATTATGGTGAGGCCAAACAAAGTTGGTGTAACTAATGGCTACAATTCATCACACATGTAACAACTGTGATTCTGAATTTACAATTAAATATGATATAGAAAAATGTGAAGATGATCCTCATTTTTGTCCATTCTGCTCGGAATATATACTGGAGAATGAAACAGAAGATGAGGATGATTGAGTGTGGTTGTATAACAATATAGAATTTACAGAAGACATGGTTGGTACTTGGTTTGGATACGTCTACGAAATTACCAATCTAACGAATGGTCGCAAGTATGTGGGGAAGAAATTCTTTACACGAGCCGGCACAAAACAAATCAAAGGTAAAAAGAAAAAGGTTCGCCTGTCCTCTGGATGGGCGAACTATTGGTCTTCGTCTGAAGAATTAAAGGCTGATGTTAAAAAACTAGGAGAGGAGAACTTTGCACGAAAGATACTGTACCTATGTAAAAGTAGGTCGGAATGTTCATATAGAGAAACTAAGGAGATTTTTATCAACGATGCACTACTAACCACGGAATATTACAATTCATGGGTATCTTGTAAAATACACAAGGCTCACGTATTGAATAAGCTATGAAACATTGTAAAGAACCAGATTCGTTACCTAAGAGAAGGAAAACCATGGCTCGTAAGACAACCGCCAATACAATCATTGAAACCGAAAGAGTTTCAAGACCAAGCAATCACCTCAGACTGAGGCTTGATGACCTTAAAACATTTGACCCGTTGACAGAGAATCAAAAACTATTCTTTGATGCATACAAACGAGGAGATTATTTCGTAGCACTACATGGTGTTGCAGGTACAGGTAAAACATTCTGTGCATTGTATAAAGCCATTGAAGAAGTAATGGATAAGTCCAATCCATTTGGTAAGATTATTGTTGTACGCTCTGCTGTACAAAGCCGTGAGATTGGTCACCTGCCAGGTGATGTGAATGAGAAGATGGAAATCTATCAACAACCTTATCGCCAAATCTGTGAGACACTATTTGGTCGTAAGGATGCATGGGATAGACTAGAGGAACAAGGCCACATTGAATTCATATCTACATCATTCATTCGTGGTATGTCCTTTGATGATGCCATCATTATTGTAGATGAAATGCAGAATATGACCTTTGAAGAAATCGATACAGTAATGACCCGTGTTGGTTATCGTTCAAAGATTATTTGGTGTGGTGACTACAGGCAGACCGACCTGAACAAGAAGAAGAATGATGTATCAGGCATTCTTAAATTCTTTGATGTTGCACACCACATGAATGCCTTCACTCGCATTGAGTTTACACCTGATGATATTGTACGCTCATCATTGGTGAAAGATTATATTCTTGCCAAACTACAGTATGAGGATGCAATGGATTAAGGCAATAGAGTTCGGACTCTAGTGAAAAATGTTGCAGCTGCGCATAATTATGATATATAATGGTACAGGCGCTCAAACGAGGCCTGTATCTATTAATCGTCTAAGGAGATAAACCATGGCTAATTCAATTTTCACACCACTATACTTCGCTAACTATTTTGTTGACCAAGTACAAGATGCAAAGAACAAGGTCGTTGATACATTCGTGTATGATGACAAAATCAAAACTTCTATCAAAGATTTCGTTGAAGCACAACGTGATTTCACTAAGCAAGTAAACCGCACAACCAATGAAGTGGTTGAGTTGTCTACAGTTGCAATGAAAGAGGTTGCTGAGAAGGCAGCCAAAGCCATTAAGCTTTAATTGTGCATACATATGTCCTGGAGATACCGGGACATATGAAAAGACTAATCGCACATAGACCATCCAAGAAATTCATGGACACAGCATACACGGCACAATCGTGGGCACCAACTGAACGTAATGGTTGGATTATTAAATTTTCAATCTTTAATGATGACCATATAATGTTGGTGTTTACCTCAAGGTATACAGGGCAAACGGTCATTAGAGAATTTAGTAGTGAAAATGATGCGGTAGACTTTATAAACCTTGTCATCGAACTAGACCCTCACGACTGGAACGAGATTTAAACCAACCCGCCACTAGGCGGGTTTCTTTTTGGTTGCCTACATATTATTGCCACTATACTACGATAAAGCGTGTATAATGCAACCAATGACAAAATTAAAATTTAAATTAGATGAATTGCTAGCTACACCTAGGCCGCCGTTCATACCATATGAGATTAAACAATATGAACCATTTG